GCTGCAAGGAATGCAAAAGGCTTGTCAGCATCAGACCAGTACAGCTGGTCATCATCACCGGCATAAGTGCCCTCAAAGTCATTACCTATCTCAGCTAATCTGTCAGCGTTCTTTGCTACCCAGTCAACACGGTCATTGAAGCTGCACTTACTAATCTTGTCGAAGTCACCACAGTTAGCCAGATGGATAGCTAACCAATGTACACCCCGTGCACCTAACGGCTTGCCGTTTGCAAACTTGAACATACTTTTGATGTGGTCACTGCGCTGCGTATTGAAGTTACATACAGGATAGATGCGGCCTCTGAAGTCAAATGAGTGTGGCATGTAAAAGTGAGAATACTCTAACAATGACCGTGCTTGCTTGATGTCAGTGCTCATGATGGAACGGTTGCCATCTACCTGCCTGTTTAAACGCCGTATGTTAGCTGCCTTTATCCTATGTCCCTTCTTCTGCTTATCATCTAAGCCATCATAATCATCTGGGAACTTGTGGGCTGGCAGATAATCTTTGCGGGGAAAGCTATCTGAGGGTTTGAGGTTGTTTTCCCAACACCACTCTACAGCTGCTAAAGTATACTCATTGATACACCACTTGGTTCGCTGTACAGCATTGATGGCATCTATGGCTGGCTGCATTCGGCCTGACCTTATGGCTGCTCTAGCCATCCTAATCTGCTTGGGGCTTGCACGTCTGATCAATGGGGTCATATGTGCTAAAGATGGGTCTAGATAGCAGCCACTCTCTAACTCTTCCCAACCAGCTGGCTCTGTGACCATCGGTGTAAACACAGGCTCATTCCAGCTCAATACATTGTTCAAGTCTGCTATGTCTTCTGATGCAGCTTCGGTCAGACCCATCCTGTATATGGTCTTCTCTTTCTTTGTTTGGGTCCATACCTCAAAGATACCGCTGACCTCTATGACTGCACTGAAGATAGGAGCTGCAGCTTTCATACAGCGTTCCTGCGACCACTTCTCAGGCGCATAACCTTCTTTAGCTGCTATAGCTCTTACAGCTTTCTTCCTGTGACTGCTGTTGCTGTTGTTACGTATGGCGAGCTCTGTGATTCTTGCAGCCAGCTTCTTGTCGTGTTGGTACAGACCAGCTGCGAAGTGTTCCATCTCTATGCGTCCACCTATATGCCTTAGGCATTTAGTACGTGTTGCATTCAGACCTACAGCTTCCATGGAACATACAAGACCTGCATAAGCCAGCAGCTCGCTGTCCACAGTAGATATATCTTTAATCCAATCCATAGGTCTATGGTCTATGTTGGTAGTAGCCACTAGCAGCCTGTTATCTATGTTGGCTTTGACTGCTGAAATAGCACTCTGCAGCAGCTTACTATGTGACTTACTTACACTAAGGTCTTTTAGTTTGGCCTGACGTTCTAAGAACCTGTCGTGACCATCAGATAACATTGTTCGTTCTCTTTGCAGTTGGTGCAAAGTTGTCGCTTCAATCAATTGTGACATATCATTCCCTTTTGTGTACCCTTGTTGTTTATGCTAGGGGGGAACACAAGTATAAGTTGCAGTTAAGGCTAGGTTTTATACAACTTGGGAGTCTGGTAAGGGGGTTTTCTGTGAGGTGATTAGACCTATGAATGCATAGGGCAAATTTAGTGTAGGATTACGTCCTGCGCTACGGAGTTTGGCTAGTTTCCATTCTAAATACATGATGATGCTCCCTTCATGCTCTTGTGACCAAAGAGCATAAGGGCATGATGTGATAAAGTAGCACAAATCACAATGTAAACTGGTTTTACTTTTAATGTAAACTGACTTTACGTTCTGCTTCATCATAATTACTAATCGCCTGACGATAGTGAACCACGCCTATACCCTCTCCTTTTTCATAAGCAAAAGAAGCATACATCATTACACCGTGTTCTAATTCTTTAGTAGCTTTGTAGGTTGGACACCGTCCATCCTCATCAACTGCAATCCACCCAGCCTCTAAGCACTCGTTGACCATTATGTGCGCGGCTTGACGAGTTATATGCAACTCCTGTGATATGAGCGTTTTATTGTAAAGTGACTTTACGTTAGCTGCTATGTACATCAAACGTGCAAATGCATTCTTCACTGGCGTAGAATTAAAGTACTGTTGCATTTTACTGTTCAGTCTTGTCTGACGGCCTTCGTATTTCGCCATTTCGTAATAACAAAGTTGAAGTGTATACTTCTTCATCAAAGCATCTCTTACAAAGTCCATTTTAATCTCCTTTCTCTGATAACAGTGCAGCTGTTTTCTGAATCGTTTCCTTCTTAATGTGAATATACTTTTTAGTTGTATCTGCCCTTTTGTGACCTAACCATTTGCCTATTACATCACTATTAAGATTCAACTCATTTGCCATCTTTGATGCAACGGTGTGTCTAAAAACGTGGAATACAAACTGCTTATCTCTGGGTGCAATCCCGCGCCTCATCTCATTCCATAATATATAGAACTTGTCAGCATAATAGAATGTCAAGCCACCATCGAAAGCAAAACGACTTACGGCAGCGGCTGCCTCTTTTTTATACACAGCTATCTCACGGGCATCACCGTTCTTGGTCTTGTGAAGTAGTACATGTGTATTACCATCCTCTTCGTACACATATGCTTCGTCTGAGTTAGCAATCTTGAGCACCTCACTGTGCCTCATGCCGGTGTAACGAGCTATAATGCACATGTCAGCGAACCATTGGGGCACGTAAGACCTTTTGCAGAATGCCTCTATCTTTGCCAGCTCTTCTTCTGAGAAGAACCGCAACCGGCTTTCCTCTTTCTTTGTGGTGATCTTAAAATAGTTGGCCCCGAACCCACTATCTCTAGCGAACCGCAAAGCCTTACTAATCGCTGCAATGTGCCGGTTACATGTTGCATCACTGAAACCCTTTTCTTTGAGCTTCCTGATGTATTCATATACGTGGGGTGCCTCGATGTCTGAGACAGCCAGATTGCCAACCTTGAAGGCGAAGTTATGAAGCCGGCTGACACATTCATTATGGTGTTTCTGTGTACCATTCCAAATGTCCTCACTATAGTTATTCACTAAGTCTAAGATGTTCATGCTCGCTCTCCTCAAACTGCTGCCCCACTACACGCTGCAACACGCCGCGCTCTACTTCTGCTGCTAGAAACAGCTCCCACTGTGATGGTGGCTCGTTGACCTCACCGCAGCTCTCCCAGTAAGTCATCTCACGTTCCATGCGTAGCTCACGCAGCTCAGTGACATTGCACCTGTAAATAGGACGTGGTGGCCACTTCCAGCCGTTGTACGTTTTCATAAGTGCTCTCCTTATTGAACCTGATGTTTCATTGAGATACCGTCCCACTGTGAACGAGTGATACGGAACTTGATGAGTTGGACTGGGCAGCAGAGGCTGACATACTTGCGGCCTCTCTTAACCATCATGTGACGCTGACCGCAGAGGGGAGCTGTAGGGAAGTAGAGTGCTACGTCCCACAGCTGTGCAGTACGCCATGATTTCCATGGCAGCTGCTTATAACCTTTCCACTTTCTAGGCATGTTGCTCTCCTAATAACTGTGCTTTTGTGGGTCTCTTAAAGAACCCGAACTTGCTGTCATCATCGCTAGGCTGGATTGCAGCTGCGAAGGTTACACGCTGTCCCTTCAGCGAACGGTTGTCGTAAATCTGACGAGTGACGAACAGCTCAGTTTGCTCCATCAACTTTGTTGGGATTGTTCCCCAGACCTTGAAGCCGCTGTCATCGCGCACAAGCATCTTCCATGTCTTGTCTATGGAGTAAGCACCCCAGCCATTATCCACTAGCTTTACAGACAGGATGGTGCCTGTGACCTGTACACGGCCCTCAGGACATTCAGCAGCAGCTGCGTACTCAGCAGCTTTCGCAGCGTCATAGGCTTTCTGCTTCTGCATGATCTTGCGAACTGCTGCTTCCTGACCTTTTGAGAGGCGTCCCCAGTGCTCTAATCCCTCGAACACAGAGTTCATGAAGTCACTGGTATGTGAGTATTCACGCACGAACTTAGCGACATCCTTGCGGCTGGCGTCCTCTGCCAGCCACTTACGGTTGCGTGTGATGGAAGCGTTAGCCCTGATAGAGGCTTCTTTACCGCGCTCGTAGGCTTCGGGGTTTTCGATATGGTTCTCTGTATACATTAGACTAACTCCTCAACTGGTGTGAGGGGCATATTAGGCGTGTGTGCAGCTATGCGAGCCTCTGTGCGTTCGATTGCAGCAAGGTACCTGCCCTCTAAGGCAGCTCGCTGAACGCTGTACTTGCACTCACTCGAACGAAACAGCTTGGAAATCAGCTTAGCTTTATATTCTTTTAGACGGTCAGTGTGGGTCTCGTAGGGCATTGAGTTGGAACCAAAGCACTGGTCGTTATGAAAGCCGAAGTCTTTGGTGTAACCGTGTGAGGCAATGCGGCCTGTCCTCACGTCAACCTTGTGCTTACGTCCACATATCTGGCAGGTGCCAACGTGTGTGGCCTGACGCTCTGTGGTACGTGCAGGAGCCTTAGGCTTGGCAGCTGGCTTAACTACAGGCATGGCATTCATGCGCTCACGCTCACCCAGCAGGTAGAACACACGGTGTGCACTGTCATTACCTACGCCAGCCAGCAACAGCTGCTCGTGCTTATCTTTGCGTATATGACGCAGCTCTAAAGGGTACACGTTCCAATGGTCATGACCGATTGCCTTAAGTGCATCACGGTCAATCTTATCGACAAGGCACTCATAGGCACGTTGGATACGTGTGAGGCAGTCTTTCTTAGCTTGCTTGGTAGGGAAGCTCTCAGCTGCAGACAGTTCGTGTGCTACTGAAAGGTTGTAAGAATAAGTATTCTTTGCTGGATCTGTATAATAGGTCATTTGACACTCCATGTTTCTCACTCTGTGAAACACTTGTGTCTAGTGAACCTTCGGTTCTGGACCCCCAACCTGCTGATTAGAAGTCAGCTAGTCACAAGTGGTGACACGGTTATACGCTAGTCTGTACAGATAGTCAAACAATTAGTGTCTGATTGTACTAGGGGGGAACAGAAGTCATCTTGAAAAACACCGTCCACCAGTGAGGCAGACGGTGTCGTGTGCTATTTCTTAGGCTGACGCATAGTTTCAGCCAATCCTCCCCCGAAGTAAAAGCCTACGATGAGAAGCATAATCTCTCCGATCCAGAAGTCACCTAGGATGGCCTTTACGCCCTCTATATCGCCTTTGCCAGCTAGGGTCATACCCAGAGTGATGGCGAAGCATATGAGGAATGTGAAGGTAAACATAAGGGCAAGATACCGCTGGGCCAGCTTAAATGGGGCATAGGCGTTCATAAGGTCAATCTTTGCCTTACTCTTAGCCGCTATCTCTTCTTCAGTACTGGTATGAAGTGAATCGATAAGCTTCATGCCTTTCTGTACGACATCACCTGACCCCAGTATCTTTCCTATAATTGGTAAAATCATGAGTAGCTCCTGATTATATCTGCATTACGCTTTGCTCTCTTGGGTACCATAGTGGCGTAACGGCTGTTTAGAAGCTCGTCAGCTGCGTTCTCCATGTCACCGTGGCTGAGATACTGCAGGGTTTTAGTGAACAGCATGAGCCGACTTATTCCCATGTTAAAACACAAGTCTATTAGTACTTCTTGGATACCGGCAGGTGCTTCATCCCACCAGCTAATGTTCTTCTCTAGCTCGTGAATACACAGGTCAATATCTTCATCCAGCATCTGCATCGCTGTGATATCTGATATGCCACGGTCCTGTATGTTTCTTCCAACGCCCAGCGTGAGCTTATCGGATGTACAGGTGTAGGGGAATAGCCGCAGCCCCTCTTCTTCTATTAGTCTTTTGCGTACTGCTTCTCTGTTCATTTCTATCTCGCTATTACAAATGCAGTCACAAGTGCAGCTGCCATACAAGCTATGACAACCACAGCTATAAGGATTGTCTTAAGTGTTTCCTCAAACTCATGCTGCTTTCTGCGCCGTTCCATGGCTGCTTTCTTGGAAGCCTCTTTAGCTTCTTGGATACGCCTGTTACGCTCCGCTAATATTCCAGCCCAAGTGCCATGCCCAAACCTCATATCAATCATAGTTGCAACTTCCTTCAGCTTCTCTTGCGCGAGCTTGTGGTCGATGATTTCCTTTGCAACTGTGTTCGTTGAGAATTGGTTTACCTTTGCCTTCTTGTTTCTGGCTTGCTGCAGCTCCTGCTCACCTCTAAACAGAAGGTCTATCTCCTGACCAACCTCAGCTATAGATTTGTATGCGTTAATGCCCTTCTTAATGTGATCAGTCACCTTAGTGACCAGCGCAATGCCGGTCAGGGCTGCTGTCACGGGATCAACCATGCTTTTGCTCCGATATGTAATAGGTTTTATTTACGTAGCCGCCAAAGTTTAGCGAGTAGGTAGGCTATAGATAAAAGGCCGACCATGAGGCCGACCACTTGATTCAAGGCCGCTATCTCTGGCAACCAAACAGGGGCTGTGCCTCCCCCGAAGCCCACGGCGATATCGTCATGCTTCATGTCATGCCCATTCTTCTGTTGGCAATGTAGGCCAAGTGTAATCAGCAGGAGATTTCTTTATTGCGTCAGTGTCTCTTCTTATCACACGCACTGCACTTCTGTATGTTGCAAATGAAGCAACACAATCGCTAGTCAATCCACAATCTGGTAACTGTGTCCAATCAGTATTCGATAAGGCAATGTCTGATGCTAGGTGTGCATTAGGCGCAGCCGCAGCTCTATTTGCTAAAGTCATTATGCAATCTCCAACAATGTTACAGTGCTAACTGGACTTGTATCGTAGTTATTAAAAGTGGTGTCATTTCCGTTTACATTTGACCTATTGATAGAAAGCCAATTTGCACCAGCTGAAGCCCACGAATACCATCTTATTGCAAAATGATATGTTTGCTGTGATGTTGAGTTTGGGTGATCAACTAAATTCAAAGATACTGGAATTTGATGATATGTATTATTTCCCCCACCAGAACCATAGGTATTAAGAGTTGACACACCTCGCGGATTGTTACTACCAGAGTCCCCTTTAATGTCAGCATTGCTAGAGTCTTTTAAATAACTTCCACCCAACGGGCTTGTAGTTTCTTGAGTTGACGCACCACTAGTCGATGTAGCATTTTTAATAATATGAATACCAATATCATACCAGTTATTACATCCAATATGAACCACACATTGATATAGTATTTTGCTGTTAGTAGAAGTGGGGGTTATGCTTGCATTTAAGCCTGTTGCAATAACCATATCACCGTTTGAATGACTTGACCCAAAGTGAAACTCACTTTTTAAATTAGTACTAACAGCTTGCAACACAGTGCCAGATGGCAAATCAGAACTGACAATATTAAGAGCATCTGAAGCTACAGCATTTGTAGCAATCTTGGCTGAAGTGATAGCGTCATCTGCAAGTTTAGCTGTGGTAATACTTCCGTCAGCAGGTACAGCGTTGCCTAGCGAACCAGATGGAATGGCAAAGTTGCCGCTAATTACATCTGCGAAGTTTCTTGCTCTAGTCATGTCTTACTCCGTTTTAGGATTAGCTTTTTTGATGTCAGCTACATGAGCTTGCCATGCATCTAAACCATTTTCTGTAATGTACTCGATTTGACCTTCAAGTGTGCCATAAGCCTCAAGCCGTGCATTTAACCAAGCAGGGTTTGGACTTGCCGTAATGCTAACCGCTGTTCTTTCTTGACCAACAGCTAAAAACGAAGGTGTGCCACCGCCAGTTTTGAGATGTGGTGGTATAATATTCGCCACAAAATCATCTAACTGTGCTTCCGTCATATCCTGTTGCAATTCAACAAAAGTCCATGTTCCATCGCTAAACAAAACCTTAGCAATGTTATTGTCTATATCAGCTACTGTGTACTTCATTTACCATTTCCTCAAAGGGCATTTTGCCGACTGTAATTGAACTTTTAGCCACGCTATGCAGCCACATTTCTTGCATTGTTTAATTGAAGGTCTGAACCACTCACATGACTTGCAAATTCCATAGCGTCTATCTGGCGTCATGCTGTACCGCCAAGATTAGAACCGTTGTTTGTGTAAGTAACGAAGCTGATGCCTCGAATGTACTTGCCAGCTGCACCACCACTAGAACCACCTGAGCCGCCTGTGTAATTGCCGCTTACACCTGTGCTTCCTGTGCTACCTGAGTTTCCGTAAGTACCGCCAACCCCGCCCTGACCGCCTTGTCCAGCATTAGTACCACCGCCAGAGCCACCAGAGCCGCTTGCGTTTCCACTTACATATCCCTGACCTTTGCCACCAGAGCCACCAGAGCCACCGCTTGTATAGCTTGTAACAGAATAGCCTAATTTATATTTAGAGTTGTACACCATCGAACCGACATAATAACCATAGCCATTCGGGCAAACTGAGCCATACGCATTGCTGTGCGAAACGTGCGAGCCTCGATAATATCCACCGACTAAAGGTCTACAACCAAACGCATAAACAGCCATGTAAGTTACATGATTTTGAAATGTGTAAGTTACCGCTGAATAAGATCCCTGACCGCCAGTGCCACCTGCACCACCACCGCCACCACCTGCTCTGATAGTGCCGTTGTTGACTAAGATGCAAGCCACTGCAGCTTCAAATGCATCACCGCCTGTACCGCCACCAGCTGC